ACATAGTTTTGGTAGATTCTGGGAGAATACAATCGTCAATCGTTTTAGGTCGATATTTCTCAACCCAAATAAAATCACTATTCATAATCAAATCCAATCAGGTTTACGCTGAGGTAGTCGAAGATAGTTGTCTTTTACCCAAGGTTTGGAAGCAATATACCTTTTATAAGCAGTAAAGGTATCAATGCTATCATCAAATTTCCACTCTTCAGGCATTGCCCTAGCAAATGGAGTCACACTGGTTATCTTTCCTTTGGGGAACAGATAGTAAGCGGACACAAGAGTATTATAGCACGAATGAGTCTTACCATATCGCACAGCATACTCATCACATAAGTTCATTCCCCACTTAATCAACCAATAGGCATTGTGGATACTATCCATTGCCCATTTGGTACAGGGGTGATTACGAAACGCACCCTTTTCAGTTTTGTAGGGAGTGCCATCAGTTTTAGGCAGAGTGCCGTAGTTATGACCCCATTTTTCAGAGGCAACAATCGAAAGCATCTGACAGCACTCCAGAGGCATCTTGACGATATGTTTGTCGGGGAGACAGACAGCACTCTCAGCAGGCCAAGGAGATGTTACGAAAATGTTCATTAGACTTTTTCAAAGTGAACGGAGTTAAATCTGCCATTGATACCTTCTAATGTTACCTTAGTGTGCGAAGAATGTACATCAACTGTCTTAATTGTATACGTTTCTCCTATAGTAATAACCTTCATAGGATCGTCATTGCCTCCCCAGTTAACTTGTTCTTTAAGGCAAAGTATAAACTTAACACAATCACCTGGTTTAAACTTACACATCTTAGGTGAGAGGAACTCTTCTTGGATTGCCACATATTGTAGCAGATGGAACCTCTGCTTCAAAAAGTTTTTTTGCTTCCCACTGATATTGAGCGTCTATGATCTTAGTAAGATATCGTGTTCCCATAGTAGGCACACGATATGTAATCTCCCATTTAGGCATCATTCAAAAGTTGAATCAGGTTCAAGAGCAATAAAATAAATCAGTTTTCTATCAGAACTTTTAAAACGAGAAAGGAGTTTACTAGAAACAACAACTTCATATGTGCCAGGAAGAATCTTAATATTTTCTACCTTGAAGTTAAAAACAAAGTTAGATGTTGTTTCACCAACAATGATCGAGAAATCATTAGAGGTTTCATTTTTCTTATCGCGGACAACAAGTTTAACAACTCCACTTTCACCAATCACAGAGAGATCTGGAAGTTGATAGATTGATGCTGCTTTAATAAGTTTGTCTAGTTCTTGAGTTTTTAGAATAAAACAAGCATCTTCAGTGGGGAGATTGATTTCTTTATCAGGAGGAACAGTGATTACGTTAGGATCAGCAAAAAAATATTTGGAACACATCTTACCTTCACGGATCACAACATGACCTTCATTTTTAAAGTCAAGTTCTGGATTTTGATGCAGCGATAAACCGTTTAAGAACTGGTTAAGATCGTAAATAGCAAAGTCTTGTGGAATCTCATCTTCCAGTTCTGCTTCAGCAAGAATATTCTTTGCCAAGGAAATAGTGCGAAGAGAGTTACCTTTCTTAAAAAGCAACGATTGATTAATCGAAGAAAAGTTTTTAAGAAGAGAGACAGTTTTTTCAGAGAGTTTCATAGTTTTTGGCTTAAGTTTCATAATCAACGGAATTCAGTCAGACCATTATCTTGACGGGAATAGTGTCCGTCAAAGTGGAGCAGAAGCATAGCATAGTGAATGACTTTGAGGAGGTCACGCTTATTGCGTCCATCTTTATCACCATAGCGACTACCATACTTCAGGATGTTTGCCTGACAGAAATGTGCGGCAAGATCCTTTGCTGCCATCAGGTCAATCGTTTGTGTGTCTTTATATGCCTGGTTGTGACCACAATAGTGACTACCATAGGTGCTAGTCACATAATCCTGAATGTCTTTCAAGATTTTATCTTCATCGTATTTCCAAAGATGATTCTTTGTTTCAGTCATAGTATCCAAAGAAGAAATAGTAAAAGTTGTTAAATGATTTTGAACTAAATTTTGTTCATCTTCTGGACTAAACATAATAAAAACTCAAGTTAACCTTCTACAATCATATCAGAAAGGTGCCTCCTGGTCAACTTGTTCAGTAACAGGGAGTTGAAAATCAGCATCCACCTTGTCATAGAGTTCAATAAAAGACATCTTAGTTTCATCATCAAATCGGGCAGTGCAGACATCAATTGCCTTTGCTTTACTGTTAAAAATACTATAGGCACGAATAATATGAACTAGACGACGGGTGCTAATAACTTCATCAATGCCACCATCATAAAAAGTTTTACGAATAATATCTGCCCAATCTACCAAACACTTACAGAAATCACTATCATCAACACCAAGTTCTAGAGCAACACCTTCTAGAATCTTTTTCTCAGTTGCAGGAACAGGATAAGATTGCTCAAAGGTCACAGGGAAACGCTCAAGAAACGCCTCATTGAGCACGTTAGTACCAATGAAACGACCGTCATCAGAACCTTTGCCTTTCGTATTAGCAGTAGCAATCACATTAAAACCAAGAGCAGGTTTCACAAAGCGACCGATCTTCTTCAGGAAAACGCCCTTGCCTTCCAGAATAGATTGCAGACACAGGATTTTATTGGAAGCAAGATCCACCTCATCCAGCAGCAGAACAGCACCACGCTCAAGTGCTTCCACCACAGGACCATTGTGCCATGCAGTTTCGCCATTCACAAGACGGAAACCACCAATCAAATCATCCTCATCAGTCTCAATCGTAATGTTGACACGAATGAGTTCACGCTTAAGTTGAGCACACGCTTGCTCCACAGAGAACGTTTTACCGTTACCCGAAAGACCCGTGATGAACGCAGGGTAAAAGATACGGGACTGAATAATCTTTTTAAGATCGTTAAAGTTACCAAACTTGACGAAGGTATCATCTTTTTCGGGAATAAGATTTTGTTCAATGGCAGGCAGAGCAGCGGGAGCTTGATATGCTTTCTCCATTTTGCCAACAACACTCGGAGTTACTTCTAGATTCCATTTACCACGACCAACTTTAAACGGTTCAAGACGCTTAGTCACAGTTGGATAAGACACATTTTTAGATGCACAATATCCACGAACGTCCGCTGCAGTAAATTCTTTACCAAAAGTGTTTCGAAGATTATTAATGATTTGGTCGTCAGTCATTTGAGTGCGAGACATGATGTGAGCGTTTTGTTTCAACTGTAGTTACTATAGAACAAAAAAGGGGTCATCAAGATCCCTAGTGGTCACTTTACCAACTGGTTCTTCAGTTTCTCAAAAGATTCTCTACTTGCAATTTTTCCTTTATAACCAGGATAAAACTTCTCCACTATTGCAGAAACACCCATCGCAGTAATTGCACTGTCACAAATGACCCACACTTCTTTGGTGTCGTATTTGACCACATGCTCTAACGGAAATTTGGATTTCATTTTAATCCTCAACGGTAAATGTTTTGTTCTTAACTCTGGTGTCAAACTCACCAGTTCTACCAGGTTTCATACTTCCTATTTTAACATTCTTTCCTCTTCCTGGAAAGGAGGTATCTGAAGTTCCTTTAAGTGTAGCACTTCCACCTGGTTTGCGTTGAATCAGAACAGAATCCTGATCATATTTCTTTCCTAATTTTTCAACTGCTTTTTTAAACTTTCTTTTACCCATTTTTCCTGGAGTAACAATATGAGATTTTTCACCCACTTTTCTTTCCTGTGAGGTGCCTGGATTTTCTGTATATCTACCAGAGACTTTTGTAGGACCAGGAAGTCCAGCACCTCTAATATCACGCTCAAGTTGCCGTGAACGTGCTTTGTTTTCTGCCTTTGATTTATCACCACGTTGAGCAGACATGATTGCCATGCCACCTTTCTCCGACTTACTCATCACACGAGTCAGTGAAGTTTCGCTTACTAATTCTTCACCAAGTTCTCCAAGTGCTTTTGCCTTGCGAACTTTATTTGGTCTTAATCTACCACCTGGATAGTTTCTTTCATCATTACCCTCAAAGTCAGGATCTACATTCGCACGATGTCTTGCTGCTCTCTCAGGAGAATATCTATCAGTATGAATATCCTTTCTGCGATTAGGAGCAATCTTATCTGCTGCTCTCTTTTCCTTTTGTTTCTGACGACTTCTTTGCTGTTTGAAGTCCTTC